CCGTAGACCATGATGTGGGCGGTGCGCTGGCAGATGCAGTCCAAGCAGCAAGGTTGCGGGCAGCAGGAATCCAAAGCCTGCCAATAGTAATGCCAGCTCTCGGAGAGACTAATGGCGATAGCTACGACGAATAGTTCAGATACCACTCTAATCCTTGACATGGCAAGCATGGCAGGGAAGCCGTACACCTGGACTATGTACTCTTTCCCCTGGGGAACCGGGGACCTGTTAGGCCACGACGGGCCAGATCTTTGGCAAAAAGAAATTCTGCTTGCGGTAGAAAACGGCCTGTTGTCACCAAGCGAAGCGATTCGGATTGCAGTAGCAAGCGGGCATGGTATCGGCAAATCTGCGCTCGTTTCGTGGCTAATTCTCTGGGCACTGTCCACGCACGAAGATACCCTCGGCGTCGTTACAGCAAACACGGAAACCCAGCTCCGGACTAAAACGTGGGCAAACTTGGCGAAGTGGCACAGGCTCTTTATTGCCAAACACTGGTTCAAACTCGCGGCCACAGCAATCTACTCCGTTGACCCCGCGCACGAAAAGACTTGGAGAATTGACGCCGTTCCTTGGAGTGAGCATAACACTGAGTCTTTTGCCGGGCTCCATAATGAAGGCAAACGCCTTCTCATTCTCTTCGACGAAGCATCCACAATCCCCGACAGTATCTGGGAGGTCACAACAGGTGCCCTTACAGATACTAACACAGAGATTATTTGGGCAGTGTTTGGAAACCCTACTCGAAATACTGGAATGTTCCGAGAATGCATCACTGGCAAATTTAAGCACAGATGGATGCACAGGCAAATCGACAGTCGTACTTCTCGGATTGCCAACAAAGTCTTTATTGATGAACTGATAGAAGACTACGGCATTGACTCAGACATTGTCAAAGTGCGAGTCCGGGGGATGTTCCCCTCAATGTCTGCCCGGCAGTTCTTTTCAGTAGAAGATGTAGACGGTGCTTTTGGTCGGGAGATTCGTAAAGACCAATATGACTTCGCGCCAAAGATAATTACCGTTGACCCTTCCTTTGAGGGGGACGATACACTGGAAATTGGGCGCCGACAAGGGCTCACATTCAAGATCATTCGTACCATACCAAAGAATGACAATGATATTCAAATAGCTCAAATCATTGCCCAAATAGAGGATGACGAACACGCCGACGCAGTGTTCATTGACGGGGGCTTCGGAACGGGTATCATAAGTGCTGGCCGAACCTGGGGAAGGAACTGGCAGATAGTCTGGTTCGCGGGTGCTACACTGAAGCCCGGCTTCCTTAACAAGCGTGCTGAAATGGCATACGATGCTAGGCAATGGCTTAAAGATGGCGGGTGCCTGCCAGAAGACGACCACGAACTACGAGAGGACATTCTCTGCCCTGAAGTAGTCTCTCGCACAGATGGTAAAGTGCAGCTTGAAAGTAAAAAAGAGATAAAGAAAAGGCTGGACAGAAGCCCAGGTAAACTTGATGCGTGGATACTTTCTTTTGCTTTTCCAGTTTACAAAAAGGCTCCCGGCGTCGGGCCACTGGGTAAAACAAGCAAAGCGATTGAAAGAGACTACGACCCTTACGCACAGACATTCTAGCCAGTAGGTGGCTGGAGTTATTGTTACGAAATGGAGATAAAACTATGTGCTTCGGTGGCAGTCCATCAACACCCCCTGTGCCAGCCCCCGCACCTCAGCAGGCGCAGGGCGATGTACAAGTTGCGAACATGCAGGCCCAGCAGCGCCAACGCGCAGCCGCTAGTAACACTCTTCTCACTGGCCCGCAAGGAGTTACTACTATGTATCCAATGCTCGGTAAGTCTTTGATAGGGTCTTAATTGATGGAGTCTAATAAAGAAAAAAACTTTGTCCTGCGCGATCACTTCGACCGCAGGTACTCCCAGATGGAAGACGAACGCAGCTCTTTCCTTCCACTGTGGGACGATATAGCTCAACACGTTCGACCTAAAGCTGTTCGTATCAACTCAACGATAGACTATAGCAAAGGCACACGGTCAGATAGAAATATCATTGACCCGACGGCAACACTGGCAAGTCGTACCCTTCGCAGTGGACTTATGGCGGGCCTCACAAGTCCAGCTCGGCCGTGGTTCAAACTTGGAACCCCTGACCCTAACCTGAATGCGTACACCCCAGTAAAAATTTGGCTTTACAAAGTAGACACAATCATACATGACATTTTCTCTAAGTCCAATCTCTATCAAGTTCTTCCAATGGTCTACGGAGATGATGGTGACTTCGGGACTGCTTGTATGTCATGTCTTGAGGATGAAAGGACTGTGGTACGGTTCAGCCATTTTATGCCGGGCCAGTTCTTAATCGCCGTCAACAATCAGAATCGCTGCGACACTCTATACCGCCGCTTTCCAATGACTGTCCGGCAACTTGTGCAGATGTTTGGCATTGACAAAGTATCCCCACAAACAAAGAGTTTGTACGACTCACAGCAGTATGAAACAGAAATCGAAGTCTGCCACGCCATAGAGCCTAACAGCGATCAGGATAAATTTTCATTTGCAGCTGAGGACAAACCAATCCGTTCGGTCTGGTTTGAGTGGGGCTCGGACTATTCTCTGTTCCTGCGTAAGAGCGGCTTTGATGAGTTTCCAGTAATGGCGCCCCGTTGGGACTTGTATGACGAGAGCTGTTACGGTACCAGTAGCCCGGGCATTGACTGCCTTGGCTCAAATCGCGCCCTGCAACTCGCAGACAAGCGGGAGACACAGGCTGTAGACTGGCATGTGCGCCCACACTATCTTGTTGATTCTTCCCTCCGCAATTTATTCAGCGGTATGAACCCGGGCGGCGAGACTTACATCGACAACCTGGCTGCGTCTAGTCATGCTGGTGCAAGGCCAGTCCGGGAAGTAAACCCCTCCATAAAAGAAATCGACATTAAGATACAGCGCTACCAGCAGTTTATAAAGCGCTGCTACTTTGAAGATGTAATGCAGACGTTGATTCAGGGTGAAACATCTGATCGTAAAACTGCGAGAGAGATTGAAGAGTACCACGCAGAGAAGGTGCTGATACTTGGCCCGGTTATGGAGCGTTTTAACGATGAACTCTTTGACCCTCTCATTGACAGAGTTTTTGGTATCACCCTGAGAAAAGGACTTTTGCCCCCGCCACCTAAGGAGTTACAAGGCCAATCACTCAAGGTAGAGTATACTTCTATTCTTGCGCAGGCCCAACGAGTTCTTGGAGTCACTAGCATCCAAGCAGTATTTGGCATGGCTGCCGAGCTTTCCAAACTTGACCCGAAAGTAGCTGACAAGTGGAACGGCGATGAAGCCCTCGATAGCATAGCAGACATGCATGGCATCAATCCTAAGATAATTCGTGGCCAAGAAGAAGTTGCAAAACTCCGCGAAGTCAGGGCGAAGCAGCAGCAGATGCAGCAGATGGCTGCAATGGCCAAGCCGATGAAAGAAGCAGCACAGGCTGGTAAGGCAATGGGCGAAACGGATAGTGGCAACGTGCAGGATATTGTTCGGCAAATGTCTGGGCAATAGCGCGGGGTCAGCACAAAAGTAAAATATTTACATTTACATTGGAACGATAAATGGCAGACGAGAAGTCCTACATCGACTATATAACCAAACGCGACGAAGAGGATTTGCGCAGTGTCCTTAAGTCCTCTTACGGTCAGAGATTTGTTTCTAGGCTGCTTATTAGTTGCGGGGTTCACAAAGCCCCCGTCGCCATAGAGAGCGAGAAATTAACCTACATCAAGATAGGAATGCAAAGTATCGGTAACGGTTTGTTGCAGGAAGTAATGCGAATCAAACCTGAAGTATACGCACTGATGACCAAAATGAATCAGGAGGATGAAGATGCCAGACGAACAGACAACAACCAACGAGCAGCAAACAGGGACAACGAATGAGACGCCGACCACAGGTGAACAGGCCGCTATTCAACAGTCAGGAGAAACTGGTACTAACACTAATAGCAGTTCTAATACTGCTGATGATCTCTCTGCGTTATTTACTCCTGGTGAAGTAGCTGCAAAGAAGGAGACACTGGCCGCAGCTAAAGCTGAAGAAGAGCGGCGGGCATCCCTCACGGATGAACAACGAACTGCAGAAGATACACAGAAGCAAGCTGATGCAAAAGCAAATGAAATTCCTGAAGAGTATTCATTCAAGATGCCCGAAGGAATGGAGCTCGATACAGAGGTACTGGCAAAGGTAGCTCCGATCTTTAAAGAGGCCGGGCTATCTCAGGCCAAAGCAGACAAGATGGTGGAGGTGTACACAAAGGAAATACTCCCCGCCTTCGCCAAGAGACAAGCTGATGCATGGAAAGCTGAAACAGATAGTTGGGCAGAAGCAACTCGGAAAGACCCTGAAATCGGTGGTGTGAAGTTTGACGAAACAGTTAAGAACGCTCAACGTGCAGTAAATACTATTAACCCAGCACTAAAAGAAGTATTCGACAAGTATGGTCTGGGCAATCATCCAGAGTTCGTTCGCACCTTTGCAAAAATTGCCACCCTCCTTAAAGAGGACACCATTGATAAAGGTGGAATGGCAAGCGATGAGAAAACTGGAGAAGCTCGCTACACAGATGCGTTTTACAAAAAGGGGTAGCAATGAAAAAATTAATTCTTTCTTTCCTATTGCTATGCTCGACGACAGCAATTGTTGAAGCTGCACCGTATGTTCATCAAACGCTGTTTGTTGATGGCATGGTACAGAACTTGGCTCCCGACCCTTTGCAGACAGTTCTCATCACGGATAACTTTAGCCATACGGTAAACGTCTCCACTAAGTTGTGGTATGATCTTATTTACCGCGGGTCTGGAACTTGTCTTATTCGCCTGATGAATACTGCCACCAAAGCGTCTTGGGCTCCCGAAGTAATACCCGCCAACGGCACTCACAGTTACACTATTAACAGCAATACGAACTACATCAACTATTCTGGCTGTAACGGCGGCACAAGTCCTACTAACAGTATCCTCCATATAATGTAACGAAAGGAGT